GTAGACTTCAAGATCCCTAAAGAAGAAAAGCCAAAAATGGCTGCATCCTTCTACAAACGGATTATGGATATCTTATCACGTGAACAGGTAGATGCAGACCCTAAAGCTGTTGCTGCTGTTGTTGAGAAGCACTTCCCAGACTTTCGTCGTACACTAAACGAATTACAACGTTATAGTGTGACAGGTAAGATTGATGCTGGAGTGTTAGGTCACTTTGAAGAGTCTAAGTTTAAGGACCTTATCGAGTTCATAAAAACTAAAAACTTTACAAACGTACGTAAATGGGTCGGTGAACATTCAGATGTAGAGGACGTTGTACTATTCCGTATGATTTACGATACAGCTGCTGATCATATGAAACCATCAGCAATTCCACAATTAGTATTAATTCTTGCAGACTACCAATACAAATCAGCATTCGTTGCAGACCGTGAAATCAACATTGTAGCATGCTTGACTGAGATCATGGTAGAATGTGAGTTTAAATGACCCCATTCGATTATGTAAATGCAATTAATCATAACAAACGTGATCTAATGACAGGCTCTGCCAATGACGACTTGGCAGAGAAGTCTTATGTACCTTTCATCGTCAATAAATCATTATCATACTTTCCAGATACTATTTTTCATGCAAATGAGATGAATAAGCTGAATCACCTTGATTTTAAGCTGCAATTCCACTATTTGCTAAATAGTATACGTTCCCAAAAGCGATTTGCAAAATGGGTGAAGAAAGACGAACTTAATGATTTAGGTGTGGTAAAAGAATACTATGGTTATAACAACGAACGTGCCACTGAAGCCTTATCTATCCTTTCTTCTAAACAAATACAAATTATTAGAGAAAAATTAGAAAAAGGTGGATAATGGATTTGTTAGATGAGCTCGTGGAAGTTCGGCTCCAAAGCGAAGATGATTTCCTCAAAGTAAGAGAAACGTTATCTCGTATCGGCGTTGCATCCCGCAAAGATAAAGTAGTGTATCAGTCATGTCATATCCTCCATAAAAGGGGTAGATATTATATCGTCCATTTCAAAGAGTTATTCTTGTTAGACGGTAAGCCATCAAACTTTACGGATGAGGATAAGTCTCGCAGAAATACTATTGCTAACTTAATGGCTGAGTGGGGTCTTGTTCAATTGATCGATCCAAAGAAAACAAAAGAGCCTGTTTCACCATTATCTCAAATTAAAATCCTTTCATTCAAAGAAAAAGATGAATGGACTCTAGAAGTAAAATATAATATAGGTACAAAGCGTTAGACAGTTGATCTTTTAATCAATATATTCTATAATAGATGATTGATTAGGAGATTATATTATGTTTGTAAGTAAGGACCAATTGTTACTTCGTCGTCAAGCAATCGAGTCAGAAATGAGTTCTTATTTCTATCAATTGCTAGAGTACAATTTAAGTATTCCCAACCTAAAAGACAGATTCGATGAGATGTTTCCTGCAGAGGATGATTTTTTCAAAGAATTAGTAGAAGAATTGAATGAAGTAGAGTAAATGCTAAAAATTATAGTGTGTATTTTAGGTATAATCGTGCTTATTGAAGCGGTAACACTATTCAACCTGGCCATGACTATCGATCAAATAAATTCACTAATTTGCACCGTTCCTAATGAGGTTGGTGCAAATCTAATATAAATAAACCCATCTACGCCTTCGGGGTAGATATTTTTTAATCTTGCTTATTTTAAGGAGAAAAGCATGTCAGACTTAATGCGCCGCATCAACTTTGGGCCAATTCAACCTAGTATTTTTGGTACATCTTTAGGATACGAATCAATGCTCGACGAGCTAGATCGGATTCTAGAAGCTACCAAGTCCCCGTCTAATCAACCATCAGACAAATACCCACCACACAATATTATTAAACTTGATGATTATAATTATGTCATTGAGCTGGCTATTGCTGGGTTTTCTAAATCTGATATTGATATTACGGTTGCTGATGGTACAGTAACAATTAAAGGTGAAAAAAATCCGACCAAAGAGGAAGAAGGGTTCTTATCTAATGTGCAGTACATGCATAAAGGTATCTCAACTAGGTCGTTTACTAAAATCATTCGTATTACAGACACTATTGAAGTGTTAGGTGCTGAGTATGATAATGGTATTTTACGAATCAAATTAGAAAATGTTATTCCAGAATCTAAAAAACCACGTAAAATTAGTATTGCAGACGGCACGTTACCATTAGTAGAACCTGGTACGAAACAACTTTTAACAGAAAGTTAAAGATGTAGGGGGCCAATAAGCCCCCTCTTTTATTATAGGAAAATTATGGCAAACATTAGAGTGATTAGATTATTGAATGGTGAAGAGTTGATTGGAGATCTAACAAAGATTGAAGATCAAACAGTGACGATGGAAAATATTGCTATTGTTCAAATTGTACCTTCATCTACAAACCCAAACAGCATGACAATTGGATTGATTCCATTTGCACCTTACGCAGCCGATAAATCATTTGATTTTGGCGCAAACCACATTACCACTTTCTTTACACCAAATGAAGACTTGATAGCTAATTACAATCGAATTTATGGTCATGGACTTGTTGTCCCACCTAAGAAGATTATAGTATAATATCTGAATGTCAAAATTTTATACAAACGTACAACAGTACAAAAACGAATTCCTGATTAGAGGGTTTGAGGATGGTGAACGTGTTCAGTACACGGTCCAAGCTCAGCCCTTTCTATTTACAACTGACCGTATTGGTATGGAAGAATACCGTACGTTAGAAGGTAAAAAAGTCTATAAGAAGGTGTTTGATAGTTCATATCAAGCTAGACAATGGATGGAAGAAAACAGTAAGGTATCCGGTAAAGAAATCTACGGGATGACTAATTGGACTTATCCGTTCATGAACGAGCACTACAATGAAGATATCGATTACGATGCTAAGTTAGTGTCTGTTGTTACAATCGATATTGAGGTTAATTCTGAAGGGGGCTTCCCTAACATTCAGACTGCTGACCGTCAAGTAACTGCGATCACAATCAGAAAGAACGATCGTTCGATGGTGTTTGGGTACTATGACTATGTCCCATCATCAGACCGTATCACGTACATCAAGTGTAAAGATGAGAACGACTTACTTAACAAGTACTTAACTGTATGGCGTTCACCAGAGTTCGTACCAGATGTAGTAACTGGCTGGAACTGTGAGTTCTTTGATATGCCGTACTTGATTAACCGCATCACTCGTATCCTTGGTCCAGAGTCTGCTAAACGACTTTCACCTTGGGGCTTATTGCAAGAGCGTAAGATCGAATTAAATGGTAGAGAGATTATCATTCCTATTATTGTAGGGAATACAATTCTTGACTACATGCAACTTCATAAGAAGTTCTCATTTACTACCCATGAAAGCTATAAGCTAGACTATATCGCTTCTGTCGAGCTTGGTGAAAAGAAACTAGACTATGGCGAGCTTGGATTTGATAACCTAGACGAGTTCTATAAAGGCGACTTTCAAAACTACATTGAGTACAACGTACGAGACGTAGACTTGGTATACAAGCTAGAAGATAAGCTCAAGTTTATTGAGCAAGTGTTTGCTCTAGCTTATGATGGTAAGGTCAACTACACCGATACATTTACAACTGTACGGATGTGGGATGTGATTATTCATAACTACCTCATGAAAGATAACATTGTTGTTCCAATGATTGATATGGAAGGCCGTATGGCTAACGATAGAACTATTGTTGGAGCCTACGTTAAAGATCCAATGGTTGGAATGAAAAAGTGGGTGGTATCGTTTGACTTGAACAGTCTATACCCACACTTGATTATGCAATACAATATCTCACCAGAGACATATAAGACAACTGTAGCTAGCTTAGCGACAGCTAGTGGGATTGACGATATCTTAGATGGTGCATTGAACGATCCTGATATGAGAAACTATCTCATTGATAACAACTATACCATTGCAGCTACTGGTTGTTGTTTTGATCGTGACCGTCAAGGGTTCTTACCTACTTTGATGGAACGTGTATACAATGACCGTACCAAGTTCAAGAAGTTGATGATTAAAGCTAAGCAACAGTATGAGAAGACTCCTACATACGAACTAGAGAAAGAGATTGCTCGTTGTCATAATATGCAGATGGCTAAGAAGATTCAATTGAACTCTGCTTATGGTGCGTTAGGTAATATGTTCTTTAGATGGTTTGATACTAAGTATGCTGAATCTATTACTATGTCAGGTCAGCTTGCAATTCGTTGGATAGAAAGAAAAATGAATGCATACATGAACAAGATTCTTGAGACTGAGAATGAGGATTATGTTATTGCATGTGATACTGACTCTATGTATCTTAACTTTGAGAAGTTTGTAGATAAGTTCTATCCTAACCGTACAGATGAAGAAACCGTGCAATTCTTAGATAAAGTATGTGAAGGTAAGATCGAGCACTTTATCGAGAAGTGTTATCAAGAGCTTGGAGTGTATGTCAATGCTTTCCAGCAGAAGATGACTATGAAGCGAGAGGTAATTGCTAACAAAGGAATCTTTGTGGCTAAGAAGCGTTATATCCTCAATGTTCATAACTCCGAAGGTGTTCAGTATGCTGAACCTAAACTTAAGATGATGGGGATTGAAGCTGTTCGTTCATCTACTCCAGCAATTGTTCGTGATAGTATTAAGAAGACGTTGAATCTTATCATGAACAAAGATGAAGATGCTGTACAACAGTATATTGCAGAAGAAAAGCGTTC